ATGATCGACAGTCCGGAAGGCAACAACGGCGCAGCCGCAAACATCATGACGCACGACATGACAGCAACGAATCTTTTCTTTTCAAAACGCATGATGGCATCCACAAGGGTTGGTTTTACTGCCCTCTCAGACGCACACGGCGAGATCTGGTTCAGCGACAAACGACCGGCGGAATCGGTTTTGCCCCATATATAAAGTGAGTGAGAACGCCTTGCTTTTACAGCCGGTATCCCAGCCAACCCGACTAGTCGAACGCGCCATTCAGAACTTCGTAAATGAGCCCGCTTGCGAGGGCCACCAGAATCAGATCGGTACCCGCCTGTTGCCATTCATATCCGTCGTAATGAGGCAGCCGCCCCACCAGCCGGCCATCCAGTTTTTTGGCAATGCCGGGCGGAAGAGGTTTTCCACGTGCCAGGTTTTTCTGGATTCCGGGTGGCAACGCAGGTCCGGGAGTCCAGTAGTCTCTGTAACCGTTGAGCACGCCCAGCACACTGCCTCGATCGATAACGGGCGCAGGCGCACGGCCTGAATTGAACCCCTTGTTCTTGCCACCCTGATTTCCATGCCCCTGACTGTTCTCGGGCCCGCCCTTTCCATGCCCTTTGCCATTGCCGTTTCCGGGGTCCGCCAATGCCGTTGCGGAGCTCGCAATCAACGCCAGGCAAGCAACAGATGCCACAACCAACCGTGCCTTGAACATGACCATTCCTTACAAGAAGAAAGTGCTTTTTGGAATGTAGACGAGCTTGCGGATGTCGGTCAGGTTTCCTTATCGACTGCCATATAACTGCCGCATGACTTATGCGACAATGCGCGCCATGTCTGGCATGAATCCCGCCTTTATTGCCCAACAGCTCTGGACGATGAGTCCGGATGCTGCTCTCGCCCCACGCCCGCTGGCACCATGCAGACGGTGACCGGGCCCGGGAAGGAAAAGCTCCAAAATGCCCCAGAAACGGCCCAAGCGCCCGATGTGCGGCTCGCAACCCATTGATAGGTAAAGCAATTGATCTCCACAGCTAACATCACGATGCGCTATGCGATGGGTGTTTGAGCGGGCTGTAGCGTAGTAATCATTGGGCGAACCCCCACATCACCCCCCACCAAAACGCACACATTGGTACGCCGATTGGTTCCACGACTGATTTTCTGGCCTATGCCGATCTTGCATAACACCCCCTTCGGAACACATTTCCAGGCGTTCGCTCCGGGTGGTCGCGCTCGACCGTTCGTCGGTCGGCTGGTATCGTCCCCTGCCCGAATGCTGATCGCTAACGACAAAACGAGCTTTCACGATGAAAAGACTTTTCGCCCTGGGCGCAGTTTCTGCTTGCCTGTTGCTATCCGGATGCGTGACGCAGCTCCCCGACAATGAATACCAGCTCATTGCCAACCGTGTCAGCGCTGCGAGCGTCTGCAAGCGCGAACAACTGATCACCGCCGATCAGTTCAACAACTACGCATCGTTCCAGACGCAGACGTACCCCGGACAGTTTCAGTATGACGCTCAGAAGCTCGGGAGCGTTGTTGAATCGACGATGGGGTTAGCCGCATCGGCGCCGGTGACGGATGCTGATCGCGCAAAAGTCGAGCTGGTGTGCGCGAATATCGCGACCGTCGCAGACCGAGTGCGTCCGGCTGGCCAGCCAGTGTATGTCCCGCAGGCGCCGGTATACACGCCGCAGACCACCAACTGCATTACCAATTACGGCTACACCACCTGTTCTTCGTATTGAGCGCGGCGAGCATGATTTGCCGCGTGCCAACTAAAGGCCCTCAAATGAAAAAAACTCTCGCCCTGCTGGCAGTGTCTACCGGCCTGCTCCTTTCCGGCTGCGCAGGTATTGAACCAGGTGCAGGTTTCGAATCCGGCGCAATCTGGAAAGCCGCGCAAACCACCGACGAATTCACCGATGGAACGACCGCCTTCGTAACCACTGGCGAATTCAGATCGAACACCAGTATTTTCACCAGGGGAATGCACCTTTACCCGGTAGTGCGCAAGGAAGGCAACCAACTGTATGTTGGCGTGATGTCGGGCGGACGCTTCAAAATTCCAGTGGGAACCGTACAACTCCGCATCGACCAAAATGAGGCATGGACGATTACCCCGCAGGAAACGCCCATTGCAATGGTGCCGCCTGCCCCGAACTTTGTTCCGCCAAATCTCCCGCCGGATCAGGCCGCGATTATCAAAAGCGCCCAAGAACAGGCGATGCTATCCACCACGCAGATGATGAGCCCTTACACCGTCACCGGTGGCGATAAGGCGAAAACGATCATCAAGCAAATGCTTAGTGGCCATATCATCAAGTATCGAACCGTGGGCATCAACCAGGCTGCATCCACAACCGGAGAGGCTGTAATCGACAAATCATTTGCGGATGCTCTTCAAAAAATCGGCGTCAATCCACGGGAGCTGTAACGGATGAAAACCTGGCAACTCGCTGTACTCTGGGTTCTCATTTTCGCAAGCCCCTGGTACGCCAAAAAGCTGCCAAAAGGAGCCGGCCCGGTTGCCGGCGTGTGCGCAGCAATCGCCTTGCTCGGCTTCCTTGCCTACTCGATGCCGTGGGAATACAGCGCCGGATTCGCGCTCTTTTTTATCGTCGCGTGCAATTTGAGCAAGTTCCCGGCGGGGATTCAGGCAGTCATTGCCACCGTTGGCGGCGCCGCCGTTGTCGTCCTGATTGGATACCTGGTCTATTTGATCTTCACCGGTCACCTGTCGCTGGCGGAAATGAACGAAATGAGCCGCGATTTCCCGGATCGCTACTGAGCAACCTTCCCCCCTTCAAGCCCGGCCATTGTGCCGGGCTTTTTCGTTTCTGCGCCGCGCACCTGGTCATATGCCGCTTCGCACGCCAGGCCGGCTACCCTGGCGCGGTCGTAAGCCGCAGCCAGGATTCCCGCTCTTTCGTCAGCCCGCTTGAGCATGTCGGAGAGCAGTCCGGCGGCGCGGGCGGCTGCCTCGCCTCGGCTGGCAATTCCGGGATCACCGCAGGCGGCACCGACACGGGCAAGCTGATCGGCTGCTGTGCGCACCCGGTCACCAGCAGCGTCAGCGCCAGACACATCAGCGGCCACAGCCGCGCCTTGAACTCTCGCATTCTCCCCCACCTCATTGACGGCGACCTGGCGCCGTTGTTCTACTTGCCGCTGCTGGCGCTCGTCGTCCGCCCGCGCCTGGGCTTGCTGCGCTTGCAGGTCAGACCATTTCGCGCTCCAGCGTCGATCCGACGCGCCTTCGCCAGCGCTGTACACCCAAACCCCAACGCCAACCAGCAGGCCGACCACCACCAGGCAGGCCAGCACCAGCAACGCCGCTCGGCAACGCTCGATCAGCGCGATCATGCCAGCGCCCGCCGAACGCCCTCGGCCAAGATCACCGGCGAATATTCGTAATTGGCGTTTTCGTGACGGATGATCGCGCGCACCAGGGCGGTCATGATCCGCTGATCTTTCACGCTGGCCAGCTCCTGGTCGGCATCTAACCCGGCCTCCTTGGCGACCGCCCGGATATAGGAGCCGGTGTCGTTCTCGATCCCTGGGGCGTACCTGGTCAGGATTTGGCGGATGGTTTTTAGGCCATGCCCCTGGTAATACGTGATCAGGATTTTGCCCAGGCATCGAATGCCATTTTCCGGCGTGTCGAATCGACAAAAGCGCGACTCAACCTCGATATTTACAGGCAGCTCACCCACCCACTGGTTGGCGCTGTTGTGGTCTACGTTGCCGGGGTTGTTATTGCGAACTCCCCGCGTAATTGCTTGTGTCATGCTTTCTCCAGGCGCAAAAAAACCCGCCGAAGCGGGTTATGGATGTTCAAATCTGTCAGGCGGTGTCGACCTTTTCCCCGGTTGCGTCACCGGCGATTTCGGGGATGTCTGGAGCGTCCGGCCACACCGGCGCGGCTGGCCAGGTCGATTGCCCAGACACTTTGCCCAGGGCGAACTTGTAAGCCTTCCAGTCTTTAAGGCTGGCCGTCAGGCTGGCCAGCTCGGCCTCGTCATCCTCTGTCGCCACGCCAGCCTCAATGCCATAGCCCAGCGTGTCGACACGATCTTGAATACGCGCGATTTGCTTGGTGGCTACGGCATTCAGCGACGAAAGCTCAGCCTTGGCGGCTGCCAGTTCCTGGGCAGCGGCGGCGGCTTCCGTCATTTCTTTGGTGATCAGTTGCGACCAGTCAATTTTTGCAACGGTTACATCTGTCATTCTTCGCCCTCTTTTTGTACTGGCAATGGTTGCGGTAGGGCCACTACGCCATCCGGGACATTCAGTAGCGGCTCAGGGAACGCCTGTTCAGGGCTAAAATTTGCCGGAATGGGAAATAGAAGTGTGAATTCTAGTTCTTCACCGGTCATTGTAACTTTTGTGTAAGCGCCGAAGGCATTACCCTCAATAGCGCCCACCGGCAAGATGTCACCATCCTGCATACGGCTGAAGTCGTAAAGCACGTTGTTAACCGTGACCGTATTGCCAGATTTAATAACTACAATCGGATCAACATCCATTCGAATGGGTGAAAGATTGATTTTCATTAATACCACCTTCCTACAGCAATAAGTTGAACAGCACCAGCGACCGCCGTGTTTAACGCCGATAGCAATCTATGTGCACCGGTATTAGTAGCGCTTGGCGAATTGAAAGTGCACGGCCATTGTGACGTAGCCCCTGCTCCTGGAACAGCCCCCATGGTTACGGCGATAGTATAGTTTGCCGAAAACGCCATTGGCCACTCAACGCCGTATGCATCACTACCAAAGACAGAACCGTAAGAATACGCACCCGAGCTGTTAACGTTGATGGTCGCTGTGCATATCAGAGCGCCATTTCCAAACTTAATATAATGGCCATTAGCATTAAGGCCCGCCTCCACAATCCCGCCTGTAACAATGCCTAGCGTTGAATTGTAAGATGCAGTAGCAAATGCGGTGTTCTGGTCATAAACCAGCCGCCAGTTCCCCCAAGCGCCTGTCCCGTACTTCGAACGAACGTATTCGGGCTTAGTGCCGGCGGTGCCGTCGAATGTAATTAACCGCTGATGCACTGGCGCAGTTGAAGTCCCACCAGGAGCACCAACAGTCTCTAGATACCCATAGTTTACATTCGGCGGAAACGTCCCGGTGTTGGCCACATAGTTCACAGAGATAAGGCCAAACGGAACTGTTGTTACGTCGTCAATATTCCCATTAAACCCCGGAGCAGCGCCTCCAATCCCATAGTCGCCTACCTTTAAAACGTGCCCGACTGTCGAGTCTATTTTCGACGTTGTTAACGTCGCACTTGCAGCGCTACCAAGCGACCCGAACTCACTTTCCAACGATTCAACGGAGCTTTCGAGCGAGTCGACCGAGCTGTCTAGTGATTCAGCATGCCCTTGCAACTTACCAACCGCGCTAAGAACAGAATCGGACGCGGTAACCGTGCCATCGGCAACGCTGAGGCCGGTTAACGCCGTGCCGCGCACAGTAGACGGAATGGTGTCGGTTGACGCCCCAAGAAGTGCGCGCCCGGCATCAGACAGCGTTACCATTTCCAGCTCGCTGTCGCCGGTCGTGACCAGCAACTGGTTAGCCTCCCAGACTGACGACGCAATGGCGGTCAGCTTCGCATTCGTCGGCTGCGCGACATTGCCACCGTACAGCTCTGTGAAGTTGTCATTTACTTTTCGGAACGCCGAGCGCGCGTCGTCGCCATCGGAACCGCCAGGAGCAGTACCCAAATTAATAGTTTGTTGAGTCATATATCTACTTAGATTCAGAATGTCATAAACAACAACGTAATATATTGCAGGTCATCGGCCTGGCTGTATTGCACATAGCCAGTGCTGGGGTTGTATCTAGCCCATGCGATAGAAACCTCATTATCGGCAATCGGGTGGTTAGACGTAATCGTTACGAACCTGCGATTACCAGCTATTGACGTATAAGGCCAAGCAACTTGACCGGTGCCCGATACATTTAGCGACCCGAGAAACCTTGTTGTGTTATCCGCAATATTCTGACGGGATGATCCGTCAGGGTTAAAGACTTCAAGCCCGCTCGACATTAAGACCTCAAATAATTAAGCGGAACGTTTGACGTGTCGACAAACAGATATGCCGGGTACTCAGTTCCAATCTGTTCCGCAGCTTCACCAGGTGCGTCGTTGACGTATTGAACTGGATATGAATAGAACAGATTACCTCTTGAATATGTACGAACCAGGCTCGTCTCGGCATCAATGCCGTCGATATCAAGCGTATATCCGCCGCCAAGCCCAACCACTGCAAAATCACCGTTACTCAATGCGTAGGTGTAATCGTTTCCTGGAAATGTTGGGAACTCTGTATTTTCATAGCCGATAACGCGCAGCGGATAATCGTAAGCGCTGTATATCAGGTTGCCGCTTGCATCGAATATCTGCATTCCTACATGATCAGAATTGGTCGGCGGCACCAGGTCGAATATGTAATATTGAATCGTTACAGAGTCCCCTGTCGGATACAGGAAGTTGCAAACCTTCAACCCGCTGCGATAGGAACCCGGCCCCATAACCACGCCTGGATATGGGCAGCGAATCGCTATGATCGCGTTGGCCGTGGTCTTAGTCCAAACATCCTGGTTGTTTATCCACCACAGATCCTGCGCCGTGGTGGTGTCGTTAGCGGTAAATTGACCGGACTTAAGCAAAACCATGTTCCGGTAATTTTCGTCGATTTGAACGACGTTGCTGGTGTTTATCGCTTCGAAGCCGACAGGCATTACCAGATCCCCATTCGTACTCGTAGAACGCTGTTCGCGTCAAAGACTTGAACAAGCTGGTTCGTGATATTCATGCGCCCTTGTCCAGAAACCACGCCGTTGATTTCAAACTCACCGGTTACAAAGTTGATTCGTATCCCCTGCGACCCGGCGACGTAGTTCGCGCTTCGCAACTCGCCCGACACGATCAGCTCCTGAATCTGCGCCTGGCTGATAAACGCGCTTCGAATCACGGTCTGGCCGTTCTCGATGGCGAACATCGATTGCGGCGTGCCGTTGACCTGGCTCATTACGGCGAACCGGTCAGCCAGGAACGTGACCACGGACTGGATACCGTCATCCGTGTTTTCGACGCCAATGCCCATGCCGGCGGCGTAATACTGGCCGTTACTGTCTACGCCCACCTTGATAACCCGGCTGGCGTTAACGTTGCCCTCCAGATCCACAACCGCTTGCGACGTGTCCGAAACAAGCGCGGTGGTGTCCCCAAGCTGGCTTTGCAGCGTGGTCACCGACTCGGTGAATGCCTGGTCGGCAGTCGCCCGCGCGGTGATTTCCTGCTGTAGCGCGGCTTCGGCATCGTCGAAGCGCGCCGACACGGTGGTGATTTGACTGGTCAAGGCTTCGTCGGCGGTAACTCGCGCCTCGATTTCTTGTTCAAACCGGGCGTTGAGGTCGTCGCCTACCTGCGCCTCTACCACGTCGATTCGCTTGCTGATTGCCGAGTCCGCATCAGAAAACGCGCTGTAGACGGTGTAGGCCGTCGCATCAACCCCGGAGTCGCCAGCCTGCCAATCGGTGTCGCCGGCCATCAGCGGGAACACCTGGGCTTCAACGCCCACCACCCTGGTAGCCATCGCCTGAAGCTCGCCGTCTATCTCCTGGACGCTCGTTTCTACCGAGTCCACCCGCACCGCCAGCGCGGTGACCAGATCCCCGAGGGACGCATAGTCGCCCAGCGACTCCCAGTAACTGGTGTCAGTCAGTGGCGTGCCCGCCGGAACGTCCTGCGTTGCCCGGTAAAGCTTTCCGTCATCCTTCACCAGCGAGCCGGACAAATACGCCTGCGCGGAATCCCAATCGGGCGCCCCGGCAAGGTCAGATAGCTGCGACTGGAGAGAGTCGAGCTGGGCCTGGAGCGCCTTATCTCCCTCGGTCAGCCGCTCATTCACAGAGCCGGCGCCGTCGCCGCTGATTTTCTCGATTTCGGAAAGCAGATCCTGCCCAAGCTGCGTATCGGTGATTTGCCCGGTGATGTAATCCAGGATCGCGTTCGCATCGGCGCTCGAAACGCCGTACACCCATTCCGACCAGTCACCCACGTTCCCGGTCTTGTCCACCAGGCGCGCGCGGAAATACCGCACAACGCCGGCAGCCATACCCGAATGGACGTAAAGATTTGTCGGGTAACCGAACAGGCCCAGGCTCAGCGGATCTTGACCGGTGCTTTCGGACGCCATTTGCAACTCGGTGTACGCGGTATCCTCCGCGCCCTCGGGCATTCCCCACTCAACGCGGATTGCAAAAATCTCGCTGGTGGTGCGCAGGTAGGCCAACACCGGCGGCGCGCCAACCTTGCCGTTCAACGTTGTGAGCGCCGACGACGTAGGGAGCGACGACGTTTTCAGTGCGTTGACTGCCCGAACGCGGGCGATGTAATCGCCGGCGTAAATGCCTCGCACGTCCACCGACAGCTCGCCAGTGCGCGGGACTTGCACCCACTCACGCGAACCCCAGCGCCATTCGATGTCATACGCGACAGCGCCCGGCGCCGCAGTCCAGGCGATGGTCATCACCGTTACGGCGATACCCTGCTCAATCACCACGTATTCGCTTATCAGCACTTCTGCCGGCGCATCCTGGATGCCAATCGGCAATGCGCTGATCGGACGGTCATCCAGCACCGCGCCATAATCGATGGTGTCGAACTTGCTCGGTTCGTGCTGGATCACTTCCAGTTCGTACTGGTGCCACTCCGGCCGCGTGACGTTGCGCACCAGGAATTGCAGGGTGTTCAGGTCGTCGAACTCCAGCACCCACCCCGCCTGCGTCTCCGGCGTTTCGCTGAATGCCGATTGAACGGTGACTTTGCGACCGTCCACAGCGGTGATCACCCGCGATTCGGTGGTGCCGCTGGGGAGGTTCACCCAAAGGCTTGCCGTCGTCGGGATTGTGATTTCCCGGTCAAGCGTGATGACCTGCCCAGCTACCGCGCTCACCCGCCCGCCATTGATGCGCCCGACCAGCATCGGGTCGGCCACGGCGATGATTTCTCCGGGCTTCGGGATGCCGCCATCGAGGCCGACGCGGAACGTCGCCCCGCGCGTCTGCGTCTGCTCGGTGATCAGCGCGTATTGCCCCGCTCGCTGAGCCTGGCCCCGAGACGTGCAGCCATAGGCAGGAACATCGAGTTGGTTGATTGCACCGGTTTCCGCCAGCGCTTCGTCATCGAACACCGGTTCCTTATCGGTGTCGTAGGCCTGCGCCGGGTTGTCCCAGGTCACCATTGCCAGGTTGTGGCGGTCGCGCGCCCTGGTGCCGGCGTAGTTGATTTCCCCGTAGTTCAAAATCTGCGAAGGGTTGTAGGTGTACACCGGATCGCCCGGCATGTCGGCGTTAACGGTGATTTGCGAGCCGTCCCAGGTGGACATCCCGTGAAATACCGACGCCAGATCCTGGAGAACCGCGTAACCATCTGCCTGTTTTTGAAGGTAGATATTGCAGGCGTATCGCGGTTCCTGCCCGCCGTTGCCGTCCGAAACCATCTGGTCGCAGTATTGGCCGATGCGGTACAGGTTCCAGCGATCGATCATCGTCGCGTCGATCCTGTCGCCAAGTCCGTAATACGGGTTTAGCACCAGGTCATAGAAGATCCACGCCGGGTTATTGGTGTACTCCTGTTTAAACGTGCCGTCCCAGACCCCGTTTGTGGTGCCGGTGCCGGTTGTCGAGTAAATCCGGTTTTCAGGGTCATAGTTGGCCGGGACGCTGATAATCCGCCCGCGCATCCGCACTGCGATTTTTGCAATGTCCCCGCCGAACTGCTGTGCGTCGTACTCCACGCAGCCAACGGCAGTGAGCGGATATTCCTGGTCGCTGTCGACAATCTCGGCCACGGCCTCGACCACCATGCTATCGGCAACCAGCGAACTGTTCGCTTCGGCGGTCAGTCGGCGCGCTCGGATCGTCCAGCGGCTGCCCGCCGGCAAGTCGATACGATGGCTTCGCTCGTAGTTGGTGACGTTCTTTCGATCAACGAATGAGGACAGCACCTGAACATATGCGCCGCCATCGGTGGCGACATCAATCGCGTATTCGATCCGAACGCCGTTGATATTGCCGCTGGAGTCTTGCGACTGGAGCGTCGGCCAGCCGAAGCGAACCCGAACCGCGTCCAGAACGGGGTTCGTGACGGTGTAAATCCACGGCGCCGTTGTGAGCAATGTTTGATTGACATCGATTTCATTGGTCGACTCGGCAATCCCGTCGAGCCGCAACTGGTCAAGCTCACCGTTGCGGAACTGCCATTTGACGCCCGGATAGTTCTCGGTGCCGTCCGCGTTCACCAGCGGCGTTCCTTCCAACATCACCGACTGGTCGCCGTTGACCGGGCCGACGATTGGCCCCCAGCTCCAGATGTAGACAATGCGGGCCGTCGCCAGCGATGGAGTGCTGTTTTCCGCGACTGTCGGTTGCTTGGTGCTGGACGACCCGCCCTTGCCGCCAGTGATCTGGCTTGGAAGTGCTAAAACGCTCATGCATACCCCATAAAAAACCCGCCGTAGCGGGTCGTTAAGCCTGGTCTTGCGTGTAGATGGCGCCTGATTCAACGGCGCCGCCGATTTCCCGTTCGCCGTACAGGATTGGATAGGGGTTCCCCTGGGCGACGGTCGTAACCGCACCGCCAAACCCATAGCTGGGGTTGTTGCCGTCGTCGTTGTTGGCTGAGTCAGGCATTCCGGTCGTGGGTGAAAGCATCTGCACGACGCCGCCAAGTCCGACCGCCGCACCGCCCGCCAGGAGCGCAACGCCCATTGTGCTGGTCGTACCACCCGTGAACAGGCCGGCAACGATCAGCACGACGCCGAGAACGACCTGGAATAGACCCGCCTGCTTGCTGCCCTGGATCAGAGGCACAATCCGAATATCGCTGTCGTCGGCACCCTGCATATCGAACTCTTGCGGGTCAGCGTTTCGGCGCCCACAAAACACGCTGAAAACCAGCCCCCGCTTTTCGCCCTGGCGAAGAAACTTTTCAAAGCCTGGGATCATCGAGCAAAGCGCGCGAACCGCATCCCGGACGCTGTACACGCTCAGCATGTACTCGCGCCCGAAGTGCTTTCGCATCACGCCATAAAGCACCACCCGGCGCATCACCGGCTGTCTTGGGTTCATGGTCTGTATTCCTTGTGTCGCAGAATCAGTTTCAAGCGGCTGGCCATCGAAAACCCGTAGATATCTCGACTGGCGGCGCGCCCTGGCATGTGGTGATAGATGAATGGGCCGGCAGCGCCCAGGGCTGGAGCCTGTTCGCTTTTCAGCTCTGGATCGCTGCCAAGGTAGATGGCGGCATGGTTCGGGAAATGGCACGGTCGACCAGGTGTCGGAACCTGGAATACCAACATGTCCCCACGCTTTGGCTCGTTGACCCGCACGAACCCGGCGCCGGCATAGCTTTCTTCGTACAGGCTCGCGCCGGCGGGATCTTCCCACCACAGTTCCGAGCGTTCGAAGTTCGGCAGATCTAACCCGGCCTCGCGCGCGTACCAGTCACGGCAGGCCGACCAGCAATCGAGCAGACCATGGGCGAACTCGCGCCCCAGGAGCGGCGCCTGGTAACCCGAGGGCTTGAACCACTCCATTTCGCCACCTGGCCAGGCAACGATCCCCCAGGGCAATTCGTGAAGCTCGCAGCTCACGCGGTCGGTCATGCTGGGCTTTGGCGAGCGGTCAGGGTGCGAATGGATCACCGCCAGCAGTTCGCCGCGATCCTCAGCGTCGGCAAAGTCGTATTTGTCGATCAGGAAATTCCGCAGCTTGTCGCCGGCGGCGTTCCCGCATGGGACGTACTCCCGCCCCGTGCTGGTCTTGACCAGCAGCCCGCAAGCCTCGGCGGGATACTCGCGCTGGGCGTGGTCTTGGATCGCGGCTGTCAGTTGCTTGCTGATCTTCATTATTTTGAACTCGCTATCAGGCTGGCGCCGACCGATCCGCCGAAACGGCGGGTGTTTCCGCGCAGCTTGCAACTGCTCCACCAGCCCCCGCACCGGTCAAGCGCGGGGTTGTCGGTCGCTTCGTTTTTCTTGGTGAAATAGCTGGTTCCGGTGTAGGCGCAGGCCTCGCCCCGGTACTGGCCGCGAATCGCCCAGCGGCATAGCTTCGTGATCTGCTGGGACGGGAGCTGGCGACCGCCAAGGTCTATTGGACTGGAAAGCTCGAACGAAACCGCCGACAGGTTTTCGGCGGTCTTCTGCTCGATGTTCCACAACCAGACTCGGGACTGGTCGGCGGCGTTGGGGTTGCCCTCGGCGAAATTGGCGGCGTCCAAAAAATGCTTGAACGTCTCAATCACCGTCACCCGCGCTCCGGCAAGATCCTTGTATTGCAGACAAATCGCGGAGATTGCGCCCCGGACGCCATCCAGCTCATTGGCAAATTGCATGGTTGGCGTTGCGGGCCGGCCATCGCCGCGAATGTCGAAGCCTTTCGCCTCAAGCTGAATCGCGGTGTACAAATTCCCCTGCCAAATAATGTCGCCTTCCTGGGCGTGGCCGTGGAATCGCCAGATCGTTGCGCCCAGGCGCGTGGCGTCCAGCTCGTAGAGCCGGATCAGGTTTCCCGGCTCCAGCTTCTGAATGTCGTTCGTGTAAATCATGCAGGCTCCAGCCTTGTGTCAGGGGTTGAACACCTGGTTGAACGTCGCGGTCAGCGTGTAGATGCCCACGCCCTGGGTATCGATCTTGTAGCCGTCCGGGGCGCGGTAATAACCCTGATCGCCGCCGGGCGGCGTCCAAAGAAATGACTTGTAGCCCTCCTGGGCATCCAGGAAATCGCGAATTTCCTGGAGCTGGTCACCGGCGGTCGTTGCCGTCTTGAGCCGACCGACCGCGCTGATATCCCAGGATTCGGATTTGGTGTTTATCCCGATGCCGCCGGCCTGGCTGTATCCGTCGCCGAAATCATTGTTCCAAGTGCGCTGCGTGATCGTTCCCGAAGAACCGACCCGAACGCACCAGGTAAAAGTGTCCATAGTCACCGTCTCCACAGGCGCCCGCCCTGGGCCATTTCACGATCCAGGAATTGCCCCATTTGCTGTTTGATTGCGTCACTGATGGTCTTGCCCTGGGTGCGCGCGTCTTCGTCAGACATCCCGGGCTGCGCCTGGACAGTCACCGGCGCGTTGAACGTGACGTTGCCGCCCCGCCCGCCAGCGGCACTCGATTGCACCTGGTCAAGCGTTCGATCCAGTTTTGCGCTTGTGCCCGCCGTGGTGACCCGCTCGCCCTTCTGGAGCAACCAGGTTCCCGTTTCAGGCACTGCATCGATACCGTCGTGAGCCATACCGGACAGGGACGCAGCAGCCACACCGGCAACCATCGGCGCGGTGGCCAGCGCAGCAGCAGCCGCAGCGGCTGGCGCCAGCGCCGGGCCGACGATTGGGATAGCAGCGGTGGAAGCGAACGCGGCAAGCTCAGCCTGGAACGATGTCGCTTGAGCGTTGGCGACCATGGCCAAGGCCGCAGAAGACTGCGCGGTTTTGCCGGCGATCAGTTGCACACCCTGGTAAATCAGCCACTGCGCGGCCATCTTGGTCAGCGCGCCGATGATCGATTGAGCCATGCTCGATGCAAGATCGCTCACGGCATCGCCGGCGCTCTCCTGGCCCTGGATGATTTGCGAAAAAGCGTTCCCGGTGTCATTGGTCAGATCGTCAAGCGTTCCACTCACGAAATCAGCGGCCTGTTGCTGGTAGTTCTGCGCCGTATCGGCGTAGTTCTGCCAAGCGTCCTGGGCGCCGCTCAACCAATCCGACTGCGCTTCGTCCAGCTTGTCGTAATAGTCGAGCTGGGCGTTATATCGAGCATCAAGCGCCGATTGCAGGTCGCCCGTTTCCTTGTCGTACAGCTCCTGGCTGATTTCTCCGGCGTTGTGTTGCTTTTCGAGTTCCGATGCCTTGTCGTTGAACTCCTGCCGGATCTGTAGCAGTTCCTGGAGCCGCTGGCGCTGCTTGTCGCCCTCGCCGGCGCCGGCCAAGCTGATATTGAAACCAGCCGTTGCCGTGTCGTTCTCAGCCTGGAGCTGTGCGGCGTAGGCGCCAGCCTTGGCGTTATCCTCGTTCGCCTTCTTGAGCTGCTTTAGCCGATCCAGCTCGGTCGCGAGCTGTACAAGCCGATCTTGCTGCTGGGAACTCAACCCCTTGAGCTTTCCCGACACGATGTCGAACTGTAGCGACTGGACTTCGGTCGCGTCCTTGCTCTTGCTCGCGTCGGTATTTATGAGCGCAATCTGGCGCTGATAATCCTGCTCGGTGTCCGCGAACTGACCTTGCAGTTTCTTTTGTGCGGCCTCGACAGCGGCGGTCGCCTTGGCCGATCCATTCAGCGCGGCAATCTGTTTGTCGATTGCGTCAATCGAGCGCTGATAGCGCGCAGCATTCGCCGAATCGGTTTTCTGCGCATCGACCAGCGTCGCCCGGTCGGATTGCAACTTGTTGAGCTTGTCGTAGGAATCCAGCAGCTTGGTTACCGAGCCGCTGGCGCCAGTCGTCGTCCCTGTCAGCGTTTTTTGCTGGCTGGCAAGCTCAGCGGTCGCGGCGGAGACATCCTTTGTCTTTTCCTCGACCCATCCCATTTGCTTGGTGTAGGCGTTGTAGCTGGCCAGGCGTTCGTCAGACGCCTTTTTTGCGGCGGTCAGGTCTTGGCCGAACAGATCGCCGACAGCCAGCGTCGGGTTCGTGACAAACTTGTTCAGCCCGCTACCGGCCTTCAAATATGCGGCAAGGTTGTCGTTCGTTTGCTGCTCGGTCGCGACCCCGGCCAGGTGCTGATCCTTGGCAGATCCGAAAAATTCGGCCTTCAAGGTTTTGTACTGGTTGACCAGGCTTTTCAGATCGCTTGGAAGCTGCGCGACGCCCTTCGAAGCAGCCGCAACCAGTTGAACAACGCCGCTTGCAAGGTCGGCCATCCCTTGCTGAAAAGCCGGATCTGTAACGACATCGCGCAGAGTGTCGAGCGAGTTTTGCAGCGGCGACAGATCGACATTCGCCAGCCCCGCCACAAACTGATTTTTCAGACCGTCGACCTGGGCGCCCAGGCTTTTGATCAGGGTGTTTGCCTTCACCAGATCATCGATTTGCTTCGGGCTCATTGAGATTCCGAAGTCTTTCGCCTGTTGAAGCATGTTCTTCAGGCCTGCCGCACCGTTGTCCAGGAGCGGCAGCAGTTTGGATAGATCGTTACCCAAACTCTCGAGAATGTTGATTTTCTCGGATTGAGTTCCAATCTTTCCCAGCGCGTCGCCGATGGCAAGCAACTGTTTATCGGGCGTCATCTTGGCCAGGTCTTCAGCCTTGAGGCCCAGCTTGTTCAGCACGTCGATAGCTTCACCGCCACCGGTGATCACTGCGTCGCCGATTTTATCTCCAAGATCCTTGAAGATATCGGCCATCTTGTCGCCGGAAAGTCCGGCGCTTTGCGCTGCATACTCCCACGCCTGGAGCGTCGAAGTTGCGATATTCAGGGACTTCGCCCAATTGTTGGTTTCAGCCGTGTTCTCGGCTACGTGTTTCAACATGACCAGCGAAGCGGTGCCCAGGCCAACAGCAGCAGTTGCCGCCGACGCCAGGCTCACTCCTACGGCTTTTGCGTCCTTTTCAACCGATTTCCGCCACTGCGAAGAACCTCGCTCGGCCTTGTCCAGACCCGCTACGAAACCACCAACCTGGGCGATGACATCAAGTGTCAGCGTCCCTAGCGATCTTGATGCCATTGCAACACCCACAAAAAAACCCGCCGAAGCGGGTTATGCCCAAGACTTCCGAGCCTCTTCCAAGGAAATAGGTCGGTCTTCCTCATGCGGCATGAAATCCAACATGGTGAACGGCGTCGGCCTGGTTTTCGGATCGCGCGCCTGGTTGGCCAGGATCGTCGCGAGCAGGGCGAAACCCCGCTCGACTCGCATCCCTACATTCAACGACCCTCGCCGTGCCCGATACTTCTGCCAGGCGTGGAACTCACGCAGACTCAGGTTTTCTTGCGCGAGCGCGACCGTGGGGCCACCGATTCCGGCAAGGACAAGTTCGTGCCAGAACTCGTCGAGGTCTGAGAGTTCGGCGTCTTTCCCATGTTGTTCACCTCATGGATGGCGCCGAGCAATGCCACGGTCAGGTTGCCATCCAGGGCGCCCAGCCGTTTGGTGCTGTCTGGATCTTTCGCCAGCTCTGCCGTATCAATCGGCCCGTGGGTGATATCCAGCACGGTGAACACCGGGCTACCCTCTTCGTCGCAGATCGCCGCAGCGATCCGCCCGGCAATGCTGTCTTGCTTGCCGATTACCGACAGAACATCACTGACAGCCGACTGATAGCCCAGCGGGCGGACGTAAACGGTTGCCTCCAGGGTCGTCTCGCCCTGTTGCCATTTGATTTGCTTTTCAACCGGGCGCCCGGTGAAGGCGCCGGCCTGTTGCAACGTCTTGAGGTTCAGTTTCATCCGTTATGCGCTCCCGCTGTCGTCAGCGTCCGACGTGTCCTTGATGACCCACGCGGAACCGCCCGAGCGCTGAATAGTGGCCGCAGTGGTAACCACAGCGTTTGCGGTGAAGTCGAACGGGAAATCGGACACGTAGCCTTCAAAAATGAACCAGGTGCGCGTTTTCGGAAGTTCGAAGTCATCGCCGGCAGTGTTCACGGTCGGAACAACGTCCTTGCCGTCAGACCAGCCCACAGCCCAGCTAATGCTTTCAATGTCGTCGTCTTCCGACAGTTGATGCAGACGGACGTGAGAGGCGTTACGCGGGTCGGCGTTGATGGTCAGGGAAGCTTGACCAGGTGTACGCAGGCCGCGAAGGTAAGTCCGAACAGCAGCACTCAGACAGGTGGTTTCGATCTGGTCGGCGGGGTTGCCGCCTGGGCTGAACGCGGTTGCGCATTCAATCTCGACCACTTCCATTTTGGTGGGGTCGTCGACAGTTGGGACAAGCGCAAAAATTTGCGTGCCCTGGGACAGAATCGCCAAAGTAATTTCCTCGCAGGCAATAAAAAACCCGCCGAAGCGGGTGTGGTCATACGTTCAACGCTGGACTAGCCAGTCCACGTCGAAGTTGAGGCGGTAATTTCCGGTTTCTTGGTCGCGTCCCTCGCTCCCCCAGCGGGTGATGTAGGCGTGCGGCTCGATGGCGTCTCGCAGCGCGTCGCGCACTTCGCGGGCGTCCGATGGAGAGCAGGCGTAAACGTCGACCTGGAGCGAAAAACCGTCCACGTCAGGGCGCTGCGCTAGGTAGTTCTCCGGCGATCCGCCCACCAGTTGCCAGACCGCATACGGCTTGGCCACGCCTTCCGGCGCTTCCCCGAATGGGTAGAGCCTGGTCGGCGATGCCCCCAGCAGCTCCAGAACTGCCGTATCAGCCGTGCAAACGGTGAAAATGGGCGCATCCATCACCCACCCCCTATTGCGGCATTCAGCGCCGCGCTAAGGGTTGCTTTCCTGGCGCGGTTGATCGCTCGGTCAATGTTCTTTTCATACTGGACGGCGAAGGTGTTCGTTACCTCGCCGATACTGCTTTCAATCGCCGGACGCATGAACGGCTTTGCCGCCATCTTCTCGGTGCCAAACTCCAGCAACCGCCAGTGAGGCGTCGGCGAACCAGACGCCAGGTCGCCGCCATTTGCCAGAACAGCGCCTTTCAGCACGCCCACACGGAACCCGAGGTTGCCGGTGGACTTGAACAGCCGACCGTTCCAGCGCAACGCGATGTTCGAAGCAATCGAACGACCTGTTTCCTTGTCGTCGAGCGCTTCGGCGCCTTCCTGGGCTTTTTTCACCACCACTTGCGTGGCCCGGCGTAGCGCGGCACGCCCGCCGCGATACCGGACATCCTGTTTCACCTCGCCCAACTTCCCCAGGAGCGAATCCAGGCCGGTAATGCTGAATTCCACACCATCAGCCATATTTCACCCCCTGCGAAACCAGAATGGTCAGATACTCAAGGCCGGAATCCTGGTCGGGCAGCGGCTGGCCAGCGATGGTGCAGACGTTGCCTCGATGGATAATCCGCATCGTCGGCAACACGCCGGCGCGGTAACGAATCACCACGCGGGCGGTTGCTTCCGACTGCCCGGCCTGCGCCGCCAGCAGGTCGCGAGCTGACAGCGGCGCGAAGCTCGCCGGCACCCGCTCCCACACCGTCACCCAAGCCTTTTCCATTTCGCCTGTCTGCTGGTTCTGAGTTAGCTGTTCCTCCTGGATATCGATACGCTGTCTCAGCGTACCGGCTCGCATCAAACGCCCATCCGAACGCGGTACGGGTCGAGCCAAACCTTTGCCGCTACCGGCATTTCTTCATCGTCTTCGCGGTCAGCGAACAACCGCCCGAGCTTGAGCAGGCAGGCTGTAGTGATATCCGCGTTCAACACGATTCCATATGCGGCGGCGTCGGCCCGTTCCTGGGCCATTGCCAGATCCTGGCAGGCATACGACAGAAGCCGCTTGCGGTCTTCCTGATTCTCAACCTGGTTCGCAGCCTCAACCGCCGCCGTGTAACTGGTGCGGGCGGTCGCCAGTTGCTCGGGAACGGCAGCCTTGGCCGTATCGAGCGCTTCCTGGTCGGCGTAGAAATTCCGGTTCAAGTAGGCCATTGCAGACAGCTCGGCGCCGTCGAGTTGCGACTGGATCAAGTCCTGGTCGTCAGGCTCGGCGAGCAAGTGTTTCATGGCCAGATCGATGTCAATCAAGCTCATAGGTCACCCCCGAGCGCGGGTGCGTCCTGCCGCCTTGTTCGCCGGCGGGGATGCAGCCTTGTTTTCTGGCTTGGCAGCTGTCTTGCCGCCGTAATCCTCGATCAGTCCATTGCGAAGCAGATCGCGGGCGCGCAGCTCGTCGACGGTGATATTGCAACCGCGCTTCGCGTACTGCCCCTGGTTGTTGAAACCCTTGATAGTCGTCACTTCGATATCTGGCATCAGTCGCAACGCCTGGTTTCCCAGGCGTTCCCCGTGTGATTAGGCCGACGCCGAGTCGAATTCGCCGTGAACGAACGACTCAGGGCGGTACACCGCCAGCGCCAGACGTTCCTCGGCGCGAATGGTGACCATGTTGGTGCGGAAGTTGTCGCCGTCTTCGGTCGACACTTCGACCGCCGCGTCCTCGCGGTCGAATACCTGGGCGGCAACGTCCATTGCGCCAACCAGGAATTCACCCTCTGGAACGGCGTTGGAATCAACAACCGGCAACTTCCACATGCGCTGCACGCCGCCTTCCTGGACGTTGACCCAAATGTAAGAGCCGTTCGCGTCCTTGGTCAGCTCGATATCGGCCCAATCAATTGGGTTCAGCGCGATAGCCGAAGCGCGGTATTCAGCGACACGCACCTGGAGAATGGCGCGGCGCAGGGTGTCGATTTTGGTGTCACCCGACTTGCGCAGCGCTTCGTTAAACGCGGTCGCTTGAGGGATCAGGCCCAGCAGATTGCCGTCGGTGCCGTCGCCCGCCAGCAGTTGCTCCTCTTCCTTGTACTTGAGGCCGTAGATTGCGCGACCGTTGATGTAGCTTTGCAGCAGCGGGATGTCAGACAGAACCTGTTTCGAGGCTCGGAACCAGTGGGCAATGGTCACCACAGTGGTGTTTTTCAGGCCGAACTTGATATCGGACTGAGCCTTGGTCGCGCCCTCGGTCGCCTGGACGGCTGCCATGTTCTGGAAACCGGTTTCCTGGACGTACTCGACAGCGTTCGAACCGGTGCGGCCCGGCATGATCAGATCGCGGACAACGAACGGGCGATCAGGGCCGGCGACGATGCCAGGAACGCGGGTGGCTTGGATGATCGAGCCGGCGCTGTCGGAACCGCTGGTGATGTCGGTAACAGCCTTGGCGCGCAGTCGTGCAATGCCACGGCCACGGGTTTGCAGGCTGTTGAAGTCTTCAGAGTCGGTCAGTTGCTCGCCGAGCGACTTCGAATCCAGCGGGTCGTTCGCAGCGAAGCGACGCGCCATTTTTTGCTCGATGTCCTGGAGACGGTCTTGCAGGCTCAGGCCATTTTTCACCAGGCCATCAAGCACCGATTTGGTGTCCGCAAGGATGGTGCCGTGTTCCTTGATTTCTTCGGCAGCCTTGGCCGCGAAGGCCTTGATTTCCTTGTCGCGCTCGTCGAGCAGTTCATTCACCGCCTTCAGCTCGATTTTGTCGGCGGCGTGTTCTTTGCGCTGGAACTGGCGACCTTCGGCGCGCGCGTTGTTGCTCATTGCGTTGTGCATGGGTGAATCCTTAAAACGATGGGAGAGATAGCGGCGGGCGCGATTTCAGCGCTTCCACAATTTCGATTTCAGCCAGGTCGCTTGCGGACTCACTCCGAAGCAGATGCGACAACCCACGGGTGGCAATAACCGCAGATTGCGATTTCGAAAATCCTGCCTCACGCAAGAGCAATTCGAATTCAGGCAGCGAAGGGAGGCCACCGTGGGCCAGCTTCGACTTGATGGTGTCAGTGCGCGCTTCATCGTTCGCCGGCGTGGTCACAATCGAGATTTCGACCAGATCCAGCTTTGTCAGCGTGCGAATGCGCGTTTTTTCGTCGAATGTCGATTCGCGAACGTAGTAGCCAATGGAAAGCCCGGTGATAGATCGGGTCTGCATTCCTCGGTAGGCGATCCGGGCGTAAGGCGCATCGGCGAGCCACAGCCCACCGGAACCAAATAGCCCGTGTTCATCCTCGGCCAGCGTCTCGATATCCCACGAACCAATCGGTTCGTCGGTCTTGTGTTGCCACAGCACCGGGAACGTCCGGCCCAGCGCCTTGGTTGCCTGGATCGATTCGACAAACGCGCCAGGCGCCACCACTTCGTTGTAACTGTCCACAACCCCAAATACAGAGCCGTAGCCAGAAAAAAGGCCGTCGTCTCCGACAGCCTTAATTTCGTAATCGAATGAGCGATACTTGACCGCCCCGCCCGCGCCTTTGCGGTTCATTTCTTGTCCCCTTTCGGCTGATCGTTGAGCCAATCGAGCAGCGCCGATTTAGCCTGGTTGGCCGCGCCCGGATCGACGCCGAGTCGATCAATCGGGAGCATGTTGGATTGCACCGTGAGCTTTCCGGCGTTGCCCCCCATCGGCGGCAGATCCTCTTTCACTCGGCAATCGTCGCGGGTGTAGATCCCGTTCTGAGTCATCGAGCTGTAAAACGCTGCGCGGGAGGCGCTGTCGGCGCGTAGCAGGCCTTCGGGGTTGAACTTCACGTAGAACCGGCGGCGTTCATCGGCGCGCAGTAGGCGCCGGTTTGCGCTCATTTCAATTCGCTTGATCCATGGCAGCAGCGTGAACGTTAGGAACCCGATCATTTGCTGTTCCATGCCGGTTCCCCAGCTCGTAGAGTTCGCCGTGTGGCCCACCATCCAGGGCGGCACGCGGAACCAACGGCAAATTTCCTCAACGTTGAAACCGCGCGTCTGGAGCATTTGCGCGTCTTCTGGCGTCATCGACACTTGCTGGTACTTCATGCCCGCTTCCAGCAGCATGGTTTTGCCGGCGTTGGTCGCTCCAGCAAACTGCGTGGTCATGTCATCCCGGATTTCAGTTCGCTGCTTTGGATTCAGGATCTGATCAGTGGAAAGCACGCCGCCGAGCTTCATACCGTTGGCGAACATCTTCGCCGCCGATTCATCAGCAGCCATCGCAGCGCCCAGGACATTGCGGCCCATCGCCAGGGGCGACATTCCGCACAGCGGGTCGGTGCCGAAACCGCGCGTGTGCATCATGGTGCTGTCGGTGTACGTGTGTGGCTTCCCGTACTCGTCCGTGTACCGGTATTCAATCGCGCCCGTGGTCAGCCGACGCGGTGGCCCCATGTTTTGCGGCAGCAGGAAATCCAGGCTTGTCAGGTCGCTGCGACTCCATTGGGGGTCACAGTAGGAATTGCCCTGGAGCAGAAGACTTGCGCCGACGTTCTCCCAAAACTCAACGGGCGTCTGGTCGGCGTTTGGCTGCTGACTGATGACGAAATGCACCGGGTGGGAACTGGCAACGACTGGCGCACCGTTGCGGTTCTCGTACAGGGCGACCGGCAACGTGGCCAGCGTCTCGGCGATCAACCGCACGCACGCCCAAACCGTCGACAGTTGCAACGCCGTGTGCTGGCTCACGACCTTTCCGGCGGCGGAATCGGCGCCGTAGTAGGTGTTCCAGAAACTGGAGTCGCCCAGGCCGATGCGGCGCCCTACCCAACCAGACAGCGACGATTTCACCAGGCCCGGCTCGGCAGATTTCACCATTGCCCGGCCAAGCACGTTTTTGAACGATTTACTCACCGGTCAGCCCCTTGCGGATAAAGCCGGCGGCGAACAAGCACGCAACGCCGGCGGCGATCAGCGCATAGCCCAGGCCGGTCAGCACATAGATGCCCGCGACGCCCAGGAGCAAACCGCCGGCGGCGAGCGCCAGAAAAACCATCAGGCCAATATTCATAAAAACCCCGTCAGCCAACCACGATGGGGTTGGAGAAAAATTGTTCGAAACCGCCATCACCCTGGATGGTCAGCCGCTGCACAGCACCCACAGCCATGATCAGCGCGACGGCGCCGTCGATTTTGTTGTCCTCGCCCTGCTTGATCGGCCTCACCACGTCGTCGTTGCCTGGCAAGTTTTTGCCGACCACGTTCGAGATACACCAGGTCATGATCGGGTTGCCGTCGTGATGAAAACGCCCGGACTCAATCGCGGCCTCAAGCTCTTTCATCGGGTCAGACATGTTCGTGTAATTCTGAGTGATGGTGACCGGGTTCAACCCTTCGTCATCGAGGTCATGACTCAGGCCCGTAGCGCCGTGCGGGTCGATTGGGCACTCACGAATCGGCGCGTACTCGTTCGCCTCTATGGTGTCCTCTAGGATTTCCCGATAATCGATTTCCGCACCCGGCGTGGTGGCCAGGTGGCCGGAGTTGATCCAGCCCTGGAACCGCTCAGACATCCGCTGATTATCCGGGTCAAATGCCGTGTCCTCGGGAACCCAAAACGTCGGCCCAACGCAGAAATAGTGCGTCTTGCCGTCGATCACCCGCCAGAAAAGGCGCGCCCTGGAGTTCATGTCGAGCTTTCGCGCCAGGTCGAACGCGGCAACGCATTCGTCACCCTTGAACTGTTCCAGCGTGAGCGACGTATCTTCGCAAGCCTTCCATTTCTCGATGTTGAAGAAACTGGCCTTCGCGCTCACCCACAGATTCAAATGCTTCGTTTTGAATCTGTTGGTGAAACGCGGCGAACGCAGCGCCCGTGCAAGCTGACTTTCCAGGTATTCCGAGAACACCGATACGCCCATGCAGGGGTTGGCCTTCGCCAGATTCTTGGGGTCTGTCCAGTCGTCGCCCTCGTCTAGCGTCCAGATCCAGGCAAAAAGCTCGTCATCCGGCACGATGCCGGCGAGCATTTCCGTTGCTTCCTTGCGCTTGGCGTAGCACGGCCCCTCGATGTTGTCCCCCGCCGTGGTAATGATGAACATCAGCGGCTGTCGGCGGGCGCCCATGCCGGTCAACATGGTGTCGTAAAGCGCGGCGGACTGGTGTTCGTGGTACTCGTCCACAATCGAGCAAGACGGCGAAGCACCGTCACCAGGATTCCCGATAATGGGTTCAAACCGGCTCCCGTTAGACGGGATATTCAGGTTTGAGGCGTTGACCTCGATGCCGGCGGCTTCGACCAGGAGTGGCGTTCGCTCCACCATTTGCTTGGCGGGCCGGAACACTTCCCACGCCTGTTTCTCGGTCGTCGCACCGGAATAAACCTCGGCGCCGAACTCGTCATCGGCAACAAACATGCTGATACCGACGCCGGCGGCAATAACGGACTTGCCGTTCTTCCGAGGCACTTCCCAATAGCTTTCCCGGAACCGGCGGAAACCACTTTTCTTGCGCACCCAACCGAAGGTGCAAGCCAGGCCGAAAGCCTGCCACGGCTCAAGCGTGATCCGCTGGCGCTTGAAAGCCCATTCCCCCTTTGCGTGGGGCAAGAGCTGCATCAATTTCAGTTTCTTCTCGGCCTTGGCCGGGTCGAACTTGTACGGGTATTCCTTCGATTTGCTGGCCGCGACATCATCGAAATGGCGTTGAATCGCCTGATGAATGTACTTGCACGCCGGAACCTTGCCCTTGAGAACGGACTTTGCCCAAGCCACCGCCCTATCAACATTGGGGTGGCGTTTAGGCTTCGGCATTACGAACTCAGTAGAGCGGCAAACTCGTTGGTAGATTTCTGTTTGTTGCCTCCGATGATTCGCGTTCGGCTGGCCGGATCAAGTCCGAGCATTGAGCCGAAGGTAACCATCTGGCGCATGGCTTCGTTTGCTGCTGTCAGGGCCGGATTTTTCATCGGGCTACCCTGCGACGACTCCACCACCGGGCCAAACTGAGTGACCTGTTCCTGGGCGGATCGCCAGTTGTCATACGCGCAGCAAAATGCTTCGACGTTGTGCAGGTCAGTCAGCGCAAGCACCGATTCCCGCAGCAGCTCGGGAACCATCATTCGCCACATGGTCGCGGCGCGCTCGGTGAACCACTCCGGCGGATCAATATCGGTGACGGTTGAGAATTTCGGCTCGGACTTGTTGAGCGGGCGCTTGCCAGGGTTCCCGGCAAGCTCTTTTAGGGCCGTAGGCTTCGGCTTTCTGCCACCACCAGCAGCCCGTTTTGCACCAGCCATGGCGGGGACTCCTGAACTTTTTATTTCGCGGTCGCAAAAAAACGACTGAGGGCGCGGTGTCCGAGGCAAAAGCCCTGGACTTTCGACCCGCCCCTACCCCTGAATGCGATTCCGTCTCATTAAGGGGCCATTTTGATCATTTTTTGCGCATTCGCGACTCGATCAACGTCTTTGCCTTGTGACAATGCTTGTTGATGGCCCGAAGGTTGGAAGGCAGGTCGGTTCCGCCCTGGGCGAGCGCCACAATGTGGTCAACTTCGTCAGCCTCAAGGATTCGACCGAGGGTGACGCAGTTGTCGCACTTGCAGAGATAGCCGTCTCGCTTGAGGATCTGATCGCGCAACCGGCGCCATGGCCTGCCACCACGACCAGAACCCTTGCGAGTTGCCCAGGCCTTGGACTTCTCGGCGGCAAGCTCGGCGTGTGCATCACAGTGGCCGTTGCCGTTGCGGTGCAGTTGCCGGCAGCCCTGGGCACGGCATGGGCGTTGCGTCCTTACGGGCACTGCTTGCCATCCAGGTACGCGGCCATTGGCACCGGTTCATCGGCGGCGTCTTCACTCGCCAGGCCTTCGATTAGCGCCAGTTGGTTGGCCACGATCCGCTCCTGGAGAACGGTGTGAATTCTCAGCTCGGTCAGAACCTGATGTAGCAAGGACTCCACGCGCGCGCTCATATGCAATCTTTCCCCATTTGATCATCCAGGCACGCCGGGCAGCGCAACCAGAACAGGACATTAACCACCCGCCTTGCGAGACAGGATGGTGTCGGAATATTCGCGGATCTTGTCCACGCCCATAAAGCCAACCGCGCCGCCGGCGAACGTCGCCATGGACTGAGGCAAGCCCAGCCACTGAAGCAACGGCACCAGGGCCAGGGTGATAAGGCCGCACATTGCGCCCTCAAGGAACATCTGGCGGCGAGTGCCACCGCCACGCACAACGCGAAAAATAGCCATCAGCATGGACGTACCAGCCGCATAAAGTTGGGTTTGGTGGGTTACAACCCACGAAAGAAGTGCAGCCCACAAGCCGGGGTCTTTATCCATTTCGTTTCTCGACCAGGTGTGAGTCGGCATCGATGCCGAGCGTCATCTGCAATTGTTCACGCCAATAAGCAACGCGCTGTTCAAGGACAGGCTTTCGCTTTCTCCAGCGGGCCAGCTCTCGACCGCTGGTGCTGGCGGCGGTTTTGCCTTCGTCGTACTGGAGACAGGCGATATCAAACTGGCGCTTTTCGGTCAGTTCACCGCGCACCAGGTCATCAATTCGAAGGTCAGCCCATACAGCGAAATCAGCCGACAACCAGCGGGCGAAAGCGACGGCCAGTTTCGGGTGTAGCCAGGTGCCGCCGTTGCGGCCCCGAACCGTGCGAATTAAATCCCCCTTTTTGGTGGTATTTAAATGCCGGCCCAGCGCCCGGATGTAATCATGCGTTTCGCGAGTGGCCAGCCACTTGTCGAGCCGCTTCCCCTCGCGCTTGGCGATTTCCGTCGCGCTAATCCAGCCGTCAGCATTGAATCGAACGACCACGCCCTGGTACTGGATCGGGATAACGTGATTCATTGCAGATTCCGGCGCCAATACAAAAAAGGCCCGCCACCTGGGCGAGCCTTGGAAATAGTTGTGTGTCTTCCCACACCGCCCGCCGAAGCCTTTCGCAAAAAGCCCGAAAACCGAAATCGTCGACTGCTGGGGTTCTATTCTCGCGCGGGACTCACCAGCTATTCCGCGTCCAGGACTCCCCATGAGGGCCGGCCTGGCTCCGGTTTCCAACAAAAACAAAAAAGCCCCGGAATGATCCGAGGCTTAATAATCAGTAGGTGTCCACGATTGCTGCTGTGACACGCTGCCATGAAACCACCACTTTATCCGCGCGGAAAGCGATTTCCTTGATTACGCAAGTGGCGGTCGGTAATTAGGATGCCCCTCTGTACGTTCTCCCCGCGCAGATGCCCAAAAATATTTCGCGTGATGCTTGTAGACATTTGTGGCTTCGGATAAGTCGTAGGCTAGGCCATTAACCAGACTCATCAATATGCGCATGATTTCGAGATTGTCTTGATAGAACTGCTCAATTTCGACATCTGTAGGCCAAATAGGGGAGTCTTCGAACGCCTGCACAACTTCGCCAGACTCCGCCGCCGAAACCGGATCGCCTGGGAACTGGCGGTGGGCCAGCCGCTGGTGTCGCAAGATAATCAGATTCTTTAACACGCGAGAATGCGTGCCACCCTCTGAATATTTTTCTATCAACTCCGCTACCTCATCCCGCTGTATCTGCATCCTCTCGTTCAAAAAAACGGGATTTAACATAGTGCGAAGCCCCAACCTCCTAGCCGTCACCTGAACCAGCGCCTCAAAGAACGCCTTATCTTTCAATCGATGCAAGATCAGGCTCATTCTCACAGCCGCTTTGTTGCTATCCCACAACCGCGTCAGCGCCAATAACGATTCGCGACGTAGAGCCAATCGAATAATCTGAAAGGAATGTGCGGCATATGAGGTGCCCACACGCTCATGCAGGTCAGAATCATACGCCGCAGGTCGCCATGTCTCATGGAACATAATCGCCATTTCGATTTCTTGTTGGGCCGCAGTGACCATCCTTTTCAATTGTTTGATTTCTTTTTGCTTATCGTCCATCAGGCTTGTCCATTGGCTAAATTATTCGGATTGTACGTGTAGATACTTTCGGGCGTAGCCAGCATAACGAGACAGCAACCGGCCCATCAGCACGACAGGATTGAAACGCACTCGCTCGTTATGCCGCTTCGCGAATTCGCTCCAGGGCGCAATCGATCCACGCTACGCCGGCCTTGATCAGCTCCCGCGCCTTGGCTTCGCCCATGCTGAATTCCCGGCTGATCCGCAGGGCCGGCCATTTCGCGCCGAAATACAGCCAGATAAATTCGCCCATCTGGCGATCACGGCACACCAGGCGAGCCACGGCGCTATCCACGGCCAGGGCCAGGTCGTCAGTGATCACATACTGTTTTGCCGGGCTGGCGCTGGGCGTGTTGCGCTGAATCATCGCGTCGAGCTGCGAGACGTAGCTGGGAACGCCCATTCCATCCATCCGCCACCATCCCCACTGCTCCAGCATGTACTCGGTATCGCCGAGTGCCTTTCCTGCATACGTTCGCTTTTTCATGATCAGTCCCCGGTGTAATTGGTGCCGCCTGGCCCACGGCGGTTATTTCGTTCGTAGTCGGCGCTCGCTCCCACAGGAGTTTCGCGGCGCGCGTCGGCAAGCTGGCGCTCAGCAGCCTTGAGTTTGAAATTCAGTTGGGTGACCAGCTCCTGGAGCGTCAGCGGCTCCAGACCATCTGCGCGAACCCACCCGGATGCGTGGCAAGGATCACAGTCCATCTCATAAAACAGCGGTTTCACGACGCCCCGGCCACCACACCACGGGCATTTCTCCAGTTCGATGACGGACTTTTTCAAGTCAGGCCCGCTCGATTTACTCATTTCGAAACCTCTCCAGATACGGAACCCATTTTTGCGTCGGAACCCGCGTAGTTATTGGGCTGTAGCACCTCCGTGGCATTCACAGATCCCGGTGTTATCTCGGCGTGAATTGCCTTGAATCCGATACGGTCTAGGTGTTCGTGCCACGTCTCCAGGGCGAGCAATAGCTGGCCACTCGCTCGCGTATGAATGTATGAACTGGCGACTTTGCCCAGGGAGTGGTTCAGCAGCATCTCGCCAATGAATCCGTCCACGCCCAAATCAACCCATGCAGAGCGGGCGACTTTGCGCAGGTCGTGACTTGTCCACTCGCCCTTACCCAACCGCGTGAACGCTCGGCTTCCCTGGGCTTCGCTGAGGCACATTCCGCGCTTTCCTGGGAACAGATACACCCCTTCATAGCCTTTCGCGCTCTGACGGGCCTTGTAGCGCGTCAGCAGGTCGCACACTTGAGCGGTCAGCGGCAGCCGATGCTCAGTGCGGGTTTTCGTGCGGTCGGCAGGAATGAACCATTCGCGCTCGCCCAGGCTGATATCGCGCCATTGAGCTTGGCGGGTTTCGCCAATGCGCGTGCCGTGGCAAAGCATCATCAGGGCCAGCATTGCGTCAGCCGGCGACTTGTCGAAGGCGCTCGCCAGATCGGCCACCAGCTCGGGCAGTTGCACGCCGCGCAGCCGCGCAGCCTTCGGGGGGATCTTGGCGTTTGAGAAATCACCGAAACTCAAACCGGCCACGGGATTGGCGCTGATCACCCCGACCTTTTCAGCACGGCGAAATACTGTCAGCAGCAGAACCAGAATCTGGCGCACATACGAAACGGAATAGCGCTCCTGTAGCGGCCAGATCAATTCGCGGTCGACCGTCGAGCGAGTCAGCATCGGAACGGACAGCTCGCCCAGCAGCGGGCGCAATTGCCGCGAGATTGCAGAGCGCGCGCTGCCCTTTCGCTTGGCCGACAAATTGCGGTCACGCTCCAGGCGTTCCGCGTACCAATCCAGCACGGCGCCAACGGTGGCCAGCTCGCCCGCGCGCACCTGGCCAACGGGATTGCGCAGAAGGCGCCGACGCACCTCCGGCAGCTCAGCCAGCATCACCGAAACGCCAACGTCAGGCCAGCGAGCCAATTGCAGCCAGTCATCACCGCGCACCAGATACCAGGTGCCGGCCTGGCGACTTTGCCAGAACCGCAAACGCAAGCCTGGGTGTCGAGGATCACGAACAGTTCGAATGCCGTCCTGGGCAGCCTGTCGACGCAACTCGGCGTCGGAAAGCTTAATTACAGCGGTGGAACTCATGGAACGGCCCTTAGTGTCGGGGGTTGAATCAGGTAAGCCCGGATTGCTTCCATCGCATCGAACGAGCCGCGACAAACCACGGCCAGATAGCCCTCGGCGTTGAGGGCTTGGATATACGCATATTGGGACGGGCTGACATCGGCGTCGTATGGCGGCTGCGCCTTGAACTCGATGTACAGCCCGAAGTAACCACCACGGGCAACGGCCAGCACCAGGTCAGGAACGCCGGCGCGAACGCCCTGGGCTTTCAGCTTCCCGGCGGTGGCCTTGTGGCGGTGGCCACCGTTGGGAACGTGGTACAGCAACCGCGCATAGCGGGGATATCGAACGTCGAATTCTTCGATCAAGGCGGCTTGTTCCAGCCCTTCACGGTCGACGCGCTTTGCTCTCGGCTTCCTTGCTCCAAACCCCTTGAGGGTTGCGGCCTTCAACCCCGGCACCGCCGGGAGCGTCGAGCCTGATACGCCCGGTACAACTTGCGCATTGCAATCTCCAGCAGCAGCCCGCCGAACAATGCGCCCTCATACCAGGCGAGCGTTTCCCAGGGACTCATGCTGGCAACTGCTCCAGATCAACCACGGCGAACGTGTTGGGCCACATACGGGCGCCGACACCCTTCGCGACATCGAGGTCAGCGAAAAGCGCGACAGCGGTTTCAGGTGCGTGCCGCAGATCCAGCAGCGTCGATCCGCAGTAGACGGCGTAGCGGAAATCGGCCAGCACCGGGCGGACAATCGAAAATTTCTGATCTTTCACTTCCACCCCTACAGCCCTTTCAGCAGCGTTTGCAGTTGGAGCAACTTCGTTGCGGCCTCGGAATTCGCCTCGCGCTCGGCCTCGACAGTCAACGCCACGTCATCGATGCGCTTGGCAAGGCCTTTCAGGCGGGCGCCGAAATCGTTCGACAGCGTGACCACTTCGGCGGAAAGGCTCGCGAGAACGTCCAGCGTGCCGGTGGTGGCCTGATCCATGCCGGGTTTCAGTTGTTTGGCGGGCGTGGGCATTGCTGGCTCCTTTCTGGCCTTGGGGATGACTGCATCGCGCTGGAAAAGGCCAGCGGCGGGTTCTCGTATGGCGCCGGCGTCGGACAGCTCGCCCAGCGCACGGCGTATTGCGTGAATCGATACCGTCGTGGCTTCCGAAGCCAGCGCGGCGCGGTGAATGTCTTGCGCGTCCCATGCTTCCTGAATTGGCACGAACTGAAAAATCTTGTTGGCGATTGACGACTGGCCCTCAAGGAGTTTCATCAGCCGGGTTTCACTCATTGGCATTCGGTTGCCTCGGATGTCAGGGCGGCAAGGGCCAGGCGTAGCCGGCGCTTGCTCAGGTAGGTATCCACGCGGTCGCGCTGGCCTTTCTTGCGGCGGTTGCGGTCGCTGTTCTTCTGGAGCTGCTGGCGAATGCCATCGAGGCGCGACCGAACATCGGCGCTTGCGTTGTGAACCTGCCCGGTCAACAACCCGGCAATGGCTTGGCCATCAGTGGTGACCGGTGCTATACGCAAGTCGGCCAGATACTTGGCGCCAGCGTCGTGGGTGATCAGCTTTGCGCGCACAGCCGCATCGATTGCGACAGCTCGACCGGCCTGGTCGAAGCCCAGCGAAACCTCCCACCTGGCCGGGCGATCCTCAGCGCGGGCTACGCTCACAAGCCGCTCATACGCGCTCAGGAACGCCATGCGGGCGCCGATCTTGTCCCCGGCGGCGAGGACAGGCGCCGATGCGATCATTGCCTGGCGGATTTCGGTCGTCAGCACGACGGTTGCGTATTCGTCATCAGCCGACAGCGCGATAGACCACGCTTCATCCTTGCCGGGGCGACCATCGGCGGCGTGAACATGCTTGAGGATCAGCCCGAGCGATATCCGCCCGGTTTGCTCACGGCGACAGGCCTGGAGCGCGGCGGCGATTACAGGTTCGTCGTAACTGGCCAGATCGTCGGCGATCATCTTGGCGCCGGCGACGCTGATCGTCTGGCCCATAGCCTCGGCGGTCGCGAAGATCGTCGCGCCCATCCGGGCCTTTTGCTCAGTGGTCAGCATCGAATGCGCTCCCCTGCCCCTCGGCCATGATCAGCTCGTAAACCTCTTGGGCGCCGCTCAGGTTCGTTTGCGTCTGCTCGACCTGTCGGGCGGCGGCGGCGGTCATCTGCCGGTTTGTCGCCCATTGGGTGTGGTATGCCTCAGCGCCGGCCAGCAGGTCGCCGACAGCGTGATACCGCTGGACAATCCGCGCATCGTTGATTTTCAGGAAGTAGGCCGCGACCTGTGGAGCATCGTCGGCGCCCAGGCGACCGATCAATTGGCCGAACTGGCCAGCAACCTTAGCGTTCCAAATCGGCCAAGCCTTGTGGCGGGCGCGATACGCGAACGCATAGTTCGCCCAGGTCTTGAACGTTTTGCAGGTCTGATCTTTCGGGCCTGGCATGTCCGCCGGAATGGGGCAGCGCGGCACGACAACCGGCAGCACCTCACCGGCGACAGCCTGGGGTGCAAAATCAGTATTTGCTGCTTTTTCAGGATATTGCTTTAACTCATTCTTTATTAGGTGCGGATTTGGCGGCGCCGGCAAATCCGGCGCCGGTAAATCCGTCTCCGGTGATTCTTCAACCGGCGCCGGCTTTTCCGTCTCCGGTGATATAGGTTTTTCGCAAACGGTGTAGGCGGTTCCGTTGAACTCGCCTGCATTGCTCCGGGCCTGATCCATCACCAAATACCCGGCCTGCTCAAGCTCTTTCAGAATCCCACGGATACCATCACGCCCGGTTCGTTTTCCGATTGCGTTTTCGGTCTGGTTCATCAGATGGCGTACTGAAACTTCCCAGTGATCTGGCTTGCCCAGGAGGAAAACCAGAACGCCACGCGCTGCCCACGAAAGGCGCGCATCCTCGCTGATTTCCTTGTTCAAGGTGTAAAACCCCGAGTCTGGCCGGGGCGCACGAATGATGCTCATGGGCGCCCCTTACGGAATTCGGGCGCCCGGCTGTTTTTGAGAGTTATCTGCATATCGATTTTCCGGGCTTGATCGGTGGTGCTGGCTCCGTGCCTGGAATGCTCTTGGGCTTGAATCCCCGGTGTTTTGAAGGGCATAATTGGATCGCTTAAGTTGTCTGCTGTACGAAAACCGCCCTAGCCGGCGGTTTTTTTTCGCCCATTGAAAATTGGGTTTGGCTAGGCCTTGGGGCCTTCGCCTGGGTTAACGGGGAGCTGCGCGCAAAGCTCCCGCGCGGTGACCAGACCGCCGGTAAGTTCCTCGGCCTTGAATGCGCTTTTTGCGTTCATCTGATGCGTTCCTGAAAGCCAGTGTGAAACCGCAGGTTGGGAAACCCCGAGGGCCTGGGCTGTTTTGGATTGGCCGCCGAAATGGCGAACCAGCTTTTCAATCGAGGTCATGTGTAGCTGTCACTCCGATAAGGCGGCTTATAGGTTATTTATGCGGCGCCTTATTTGCAATGTTATTAGTGTCCTTATAGGATTGTGGGCAATGAATACACTTGCTCAGCGCATCAAGATGGCGCGCCAAAAATGCCAACTAACCCAAAAAGCTCTCGCTTCCATGGTCGGAATCGAGCAGCCCGTTATTTCTCAACTCGAAACTGGTAAGAACCAGCAGAGCACCCATTTAGCGAGGATCGCGCACGTTTGCGGCGTGAATTGGCTATGGCTTGCGGAAGGGAAAGGCCCGATGGTGGCCGACGCGGGTGCAAACTCGCCGGCCAACGTGGCGGCAACCTCCCAGCCCGAACTCGTCTACCGATATCCGGTGATTAGCTGGGTTCAGGCTGGCGAATGGGCCGAAGCGTGCGAGCCATTCCCGGAAGGGTTCGCAGATAGATACGAATTGTCCGACTACAATTCGAAGGGCGCCGCATTCTGGCTAGAAGTTCGCGGCGACTCGATGACCTCCCCGAGCGGCACCAGCATTCCCGAAGGGATGTTGATTCTGGTTGATACCGAAGCTGACCCACTACCTGGAAAATTGGTGGTGGCCAAGCTGGCATCCAGCAACGAGGCAACTTTTAAAAAGCTGGTTGATGACGGCGGCACCAAATATCTGAAGCCGTTAAATCCAGAATACAAAATGATTCAGTGCGGCGAAGGCTGCCAGATTATCGGGGTTGCCGTTCGCGTTATGGGCACCCTTCCATAACTCATTGATTTCAAACACAAAGCCCGCCACGCGCGGGCTTTTTTTATGCCTGGAATAACACCAAAAGCGACATCCACATATCTGCCAACGACATTCGTTAGCTTGCTAACATTGCGCCGTTTTCCTAAAAAATCTACCTTTGATTACAGCTCGTATTACAAAGGATTCAGCCCCAAATGTTGCGCCCCGACAGCTCTAGAACGGCCCGTTCCTATAATCTTCTGCTCGACCGAGTTGCCCGAATTGTCGCCAGCCCACACGCTCGAAAACTTCAATCGGCTGTCGTCGCTCGTCGACCGGCAGAAAGCGAGGACGATTGGCAGCGCCTAATTCGCAACCTCACCGCGACAGCCGGTGTAACCCTCCAATTCCTCAGCGATTCCCAGGTGCTTATCAACTGGTCGAGCTACTTCCAAATGTGATCCCCCGCCCGCTATACGCGGGCTTTTTTTTGCGCTGCGAAAATTTATAAGGCGCCTTATTGACTCACCAATATAATGCGCCTTATATTGCGCCCCGTTGCCGGATAACTACCGGCCAGATACAGGGCAGCGATGAACCGGCCTTAACGGTTCAGAGGGGTGGCAACTGCCCCAGGTGTGCAGCGTAAATCACCGATGCAGTTATCCAGCGGGGACAGATCGAAAGGCCCGTGGCTGGAATGAGAAATTTAGAAAGGGCCGAGCTAATGAACGCTCGGCCAACGATGCAGATATGCAACCAGGAGGGGCAAATTGGATGCAAAAAGCTTGGCGATTCTTCGCCAACTGAAAACCACCCTGACGCAAGAGCGGCGGGACAGGGACTGGCCAGAAACAAGGTGCCGGTTCTGCAAGACGTATTTCCGCTTCCATCGATCCTGGAACCCCGTGCCGATCATGCGCAAGGGCTGTCGGATCGAGCGCAAAACGCCTTACAAGCCGGGCGAAGGCGACACGCTGTATCTGGAAACTCAGGTGTTCAGCGGCGGCGCCCCCGGCGGCGCCCCCGGCGGCGCCCCCGGCGGCGGTCGTCGCAAATAGCAAACAGATTTCACCCGCAGCCATTCGAAAAAGTGGCTGCTGGGAAGTCGACAAACCACAAGGAAAACCCGTGAACAAAGAACAGATTTACGACAGCAAAATCAGCCCGCTCATGTTGCAAATCATCGAGATTTGCCAGGCGGAAGGGATCGCGATGCTTTCGAGCTTTGCGATTGGCCATGGTGACGGCGGGCCGGAAGGCGAAGATGCGACAGACCTGGTTTGCACTTCGCTGACTCCAGACGGAGACGGCAACTCCTACCCGAAATTCCAGCATTGCGCTCGAGTTATCCGGGGCGGCGGGTTTGCGATTGCCGGCCTGATGATCACCACGCAACGCGAAGGCGGCACTTCGGAAATGACAGCCGTTACCTGAGTCGGTTTCGCTGGCTGGCCCTGCAACCAGGGCCAGACGGGGAACCATCACAGAGGGCAACAAAAATGCTTGGCAAGTTGTTTGGAAAGAAGTTCGGCAAGGCGAAAGCCGAGCTGAAAAAGGTTGAGAACCGCGACCTTATGGAAGCAATCGTAGGTGGCTGCATCCTGGTCGCCGCGGCGGATGGCGAAATCGAGAAAACCGAGCTGAACAAGATCGATCAGCTCATTCGTTCGAACAAAAACCTGGATCACTTCGGCTCTGAAATCACCGCAACGCTGGGGCGCTTCACTGGGCAACTGAACGCTGGTTTCCGCGTCGGGCGCATGAACATCATGCGCGAGATTGAAGACATCAAGAGCAACCCGCTCGATGCTGAGGAAGTGTTTGTAAACATGATCACTATCGCCGAAGCAGACGGCGAAATCGAAGCCGGCGAACTCAAGGTGCTTTCGGAAGTTGGCCGTTTGCTGGGCCTGCGCCTGGCTGACTTCGGGATCGAAGATTGAAGCTCCGAACAAAGCTGGTGCTGTTCGGCTCGGCTGCCCTGCTCGCGGTCGTCGTGATCAGCAGCGCCGGCAAGCGTGCTGGCTGCGCCTATTACGGCTACCAGATCGACAGACACGTCAAATACGCCCTGTTTGTGGGCTGCCTGGTTGAAACCCCATCAGGGTGGATGCCGAAATCCCAGGTCATAACAACTCAGTAACGCCGCAGGAGGCGACCCAATGAGCAACACCGAGAAAACCAGTATTGAGGATCTGTTGCGCGCTCAGGCCAACGCCGAAGCCAATCCCGGAAAGCTCCGGGAATTGCTCTCGGACTATGACAAGCACGTTTCCGAACTGGACGAACAAGACGGGTCGCCGGAACTGCCCGAGGATGATAACGAATGAGTAAGCAAGGCTCTGAGTCGGGGAGCTGGATTCCCTTTTTGCTGATTGTCTGGTGCGTGCTGGCGTGGATTACGCACGTCGCCGTTTGCTTCAAGTCGGCGAGCTGGGGGTTCCTGATCGCCGGGGCGCTGTTCTTCCCGGTGGCCATCGTTCACGGAACCGGCATTTGGTTCGGTTTCTGGTAACACCGGCTCCGCTTTCGAGCCATCAAGCCCCGCGCAATGCGGGGCTTTCTTCACCTCCCCCTCTAAGACTTCATTGGCAGGCGCCAGGCGGGTTACACCCTCCCCCATCTGGCATTGCTGGCCACCGCCTGGCGCCTGACCAATGAGGTTTCCCAACTACACGACATCGACGCCTGATAAGGAGTTTCGACCATGTTTGAGAAGATCCGCGCAGCCCAAGAGAACCGACAGTATTTGCGTGAAAAGGTCGTATTGGCGACCGAGGAATTTCGCAGCAAGTCGCGGTTTTTCGTCCAGCCAAGCCCAGGCGGCGGGTGGTCGGTAATCTCAGCCGATCACAATCGCCTGATCGGCAACAACAAAACCCACATTGAGGCAGTGCAGTACGCTGAAAAGCTGGAGCGCGTATTCCCTCGCCAACCCGGCTCAGCGTTCACGGCCAAGGCGATTGGCGAGCGTGCAACGCGCTGGGTTTCGCTGCTCGCTGTTGTTCTCGTTGTCATCGCTATGAAGGCCTCGAAATGAAGCGCGGCCAAATCGACTTGGACGCCGCGAAAGCCGCGTTCTTTGCAAAGGGCGGCGTAGTCACCCCGATTGAAGGCTACAGCTACAAACCACCAGCGCCGCACCGCGACTTTTCCCTAAAGCCAACATTTCTCAGCATTGAGGCGCGCGCGCGCCAGCTCGTCGAGAAAGGCGTTACGGTGAAGCGAATTGCGGCGCGGCTCGGGATCAGCCAGGCGGAAGTTCTCGCGATGGCCGGTCGCAACTCATGAGTAAACGCAAGTCCCACAATCTCCAGCGGCGACTTGATCGGGTCGCCTATTCAATGATCGCCAGCCACAACGCCGCCGTGGTCACAATAGACCCGTCAGGGCGCCAGGTGATGATCGACTGGCGCAAGTGCCGGCAAATCCGAAACGTGACCATCGCCAACGCCCTTTGCGATATCCCGCACCGGTGGACGATCTATATCGCCGCCTTCGGCATCAATGAGCTGGGCGACAGGTACATGAAGTCGAAAGAAATCCAACCGGTGGGCATGTACCGCACCGATTCGCTGAATGACGTAATCGAACATTTCTACGACGAATTGCGCGCCGGCAGTAACCCCAATCATCACGTCGCAATGGGCTGGCTGGCCGTGCCGGCGCTCGTTGAGATTGAAGAATCGCAAGCGTCGGCGGTGTTTGAAGCCGCAGGCGTTTGGCGTCAGCAAAAGATCCAGCCCTGAAAAGAAATCGCCGGCCCGACTCCAGTCGGCGCCAGCACTCACCGGAGATGAATAGATGCCAAACCCAACGAACCCCGCTGAATTCTTCGAAGAACTCAATGCCGGGCTGTTCGCGAGCTAGATCGGCCACGCCCTTTCCGAAGTCGCCGCCGGCGTGGTCGACAACGGAAAGGCCGGGAAAATCACGATAACGCTCGATATCAGCCAAATCGGCGAAACGCACCAGGTCAAGGTCAAGCACAAGCTGGCGTACAAGGTGCCGACCAAGCGCGGCGACCGTAGCGAGAACACCAGCCTCGATACCCCGATGCACGTCGGCAGCGGCGGCAAGCTAACCCTGTTCCCGGAAAAGGTTGAGCAGCTTTTCAGCCGTGACCAGGCACCGATTCCGCAACGCACTTAACGCAATCACAGGAAAACACTAATGTCCCTTTCGAAAGAAGCGCTACAACTTGTCATCGATGCCGCGTTGTCCGCCGCCGGCGCAACTCTGCCGACCCACACGCCGGTTGTTCTGGTTCCAGAATCCACGAAACTGACGAACCTGGAGACGTACCAGGCTGGCCGCTCCCGGTTCCGTGGCACGTTCTCCACCACTTCGCTGGCCGACTTCGGCGCCTACGTCCAGGAGCGCGGCGAAGGCCTCGGTTTCATCGACCAGGATGCAATGTCGTCTGTCGTATATTTCAACCTTGGCACCCCGGAAGTCCCAGGCCACGCCGATGACAAAGCAGCGCTGCGCCTCAAGGCGACTGTAGCGTTCAACGCGGTGCAGGAGATTTCAGGCCGTCGCATGGCCCAGCGCGACCTTTCCGACTGGATCGAGGACTGGAACCACAACCTTACCGGCTTCGACGCAGCCGGCAACGCACTGCCGATTGCCAAGGTTGTGGCATCGATTCGAAACATCACGATTAAATCGCTTTCCGAAAGCGACCACGCCGTGACTGAGGTATCGACCAGTCGCAGCGCGATGGATCAAATCGAGGCCACTAGCAAAGAAACGCTGCCCGCCAACCTGGTGTTCACCACGTCGCCCTATGAAGGCCTGTCCGTCCGGGAATTCACCCTGCGACTGTCCATCATCACCAGCGGCAGCGCCCCGGCACTGACTCTGCGCTGGGTTGGCGAAGCCGCACAACGTGAAGAAATCGCCCAGGAGTTCAAAGGCGTTCTGCTCGACCAGGTGCAGGACAAAGCAACCCTGCGCCTGGGCGCGTTCGACCCTCGCTGATCATCACCGGCGCCGATCACCAACTGTCGGCGCCGGCAACCTTCCCTGCTCTGCCCCGGCTCCTGGAATTCTCCGGGCGCTGCCCTACTCCCGAAACATAAGGAATTGACCAATGTTGATTTTGACTCGTCGCGTCTCCGAAACCATCCGCATTAACGACGACATCACCGTCACGGTGCTGGCCGTCAGCGGGAACCAGGTGCGCATTGGAATCAATGCGCCCAAGGATATAGAGGTTCATCGTGAGGAAATTTACAATCGCATCCAGGCCGGTCTACAAAAGAACACCCCAGTTAACGAGGATCTAGAAGGTTAAGCCAAACCTGGATACCAGAAGCTCATTCAGCGCTGCCGACCGGTGCCATCCCCGGTCGGGTTGCAGACAAAAAGCTAAATCAGATATTTTTCATATTTTTTTGGAACCAGTGAAACTTCACCCCAACCCGGAGATTTAACGCTAAGTCCTCCCCCGTTAACTGCAATAGTTCCGTAAAACATTGCAAATCGGCCTATAGATTTTTCATTTAGATCATGCAGATCAGCCTCTTGCTGACTGAGCATAATTGAAAAGTCCCCATAGCCTTTTTTGAAACTAAACTTTAGTTTAACAAACCTGGTGCTAGTCGGCTTAGATCCAGGCTCGTAAATACTTACAATTTGCCCATACCCTAATATTGGCAATTGCGTAACGCCAGTTAAAGTATCTACGTCGCGGATTGCATCAGATAGTAACTGTGCATACTGGGCGCCTGGAAAAAAATAGTACCTGAATAGATTTTCGTCAAAGTTTTTGCAGAGAGCGCGAATGGTCGTTATCTTGGATGGAAGGTTGAATTTACGGCCCCGGTAGCGTGAAATTGGGACGTTTGCAAGTTCGCCTTCTTGGTCCTCTACGAGAGTTTGATCATAAATCCCTGCCTTCTTATCCGGCGTCACCGGGCGAGTTTTCATAAAGCCTTCAACTATAACAAGCTTTTTATCGACTACTGCCTGCGCTGCTTCTTCTTCAGTTTCGTATCTTTTACCTTCGGCCTTCTTGGTTCGTAGACCGCAATCGGACTTCGTATTTCGTTGATGGGCGTAAAAAGCGTTTTTGCCTCGCTTATTTGCATCTTCCTTTTCGGGAGAACGGAATAGAGGGCAACCACACTCGGGACAAAAAATCGAACCTTTCATACCTGGCTCGTATTCAGAAACAAGCACGGGCTTACCGTTGGCTTGCAATGTAGAGTGATTGTCCTTTTTGAACACCCAACCAACTAAATAAAGTGCGTGTTTTATTCGATTAGTCGCCCATTTCTGCGTGCCTTGCGCCCCATCAGCCATCTCAACCACTCCGTGTGCATGACAAAGACCTCTCAATACAACAAGTGGAATCAAAGCGCCATACATCCGGAATCGTTTTTTCTCTCAAGCTCAACGGAACGCGCTTAGAAGCCCCCTCGTCTCGGGCATAAAAGGCCCAAGCACTTAAATGCGCGCGCAAAGCTGACCCGGCGCGCCCCCCCAAAACCACCGCCGCCCACCGGGCGTTATCGAGGACATATGACCCCATCCGAAGCGCACGACATCGACAAAGTTAGCGAGTCTCTTATGGCTCAGATTCTTGGCACCACGGCGCGAGCCTTGGAAGCCCGACGCGGACGGGGCCAGATCCCCGAGGGCGTCTGGATGAAGCACGGCGGGCGGATCATCTACAGCAAAAGGAGATATGACGAATGGCTGGAAAACCAATGGGTCTACCCCCAGGGATCGACATTCACCACGGCACCCTCCGATTCCGTTTCACCTGGGAAGGCGAGCGGCGCAGCGAAACGCTTCCCTATCCCACGACACAAAAGGGCATCCAAGCTGCATCCAAGCTTCGCGATAAGGTAATCAGCCTGATTAAGCTGAATCTGCTGGATCTGGACAAATACGCGGAACTGTTCCCGAATTCCGGCATGGCCGCCGGGTGCATTCCGTGTTTCGGCGAATATGCCCAGCTCTGGCTCGACAGCCGGGAAATCGCGGCAGGAACCCGGCTCAATTACAAAAGCGTCTTGAATATGTACGTGATTCCACACCTCGCCCTGGTGCGGATTGATCTGATCACAACGACCCTACTCCGCCGGATGCTGACATCCATTGAATGGACATCGCCGGCGGTGAAGCGAAACGCGATGGTCAAACTGTCGACCATTCTCCGGTCGGCAGTTCAAGACGGGCTTATAGCGCGCAATCCGGCAGAATCGCTACAGCTCCCGAGCAGATCGAAAAAGGAGGTCGATCCGTTCACTCTCGATGAAGCGAACGCCATTATCGCGAAGCTGTACAACCATCCGCATTGGCCCAGCACGATCTACGCGGCGTTCTTTGAGTTTGTGTTTTTCACCGGGCTACGTCTTTCAGAAGCGGCAGCGCTGCGCTGGGAAGCCGTCGACCTGGAGAAAAAGACGGTTCACGTTCGCCGCACGGTTGCGCTGGGCGTGATCGAGGAACGGACGAAAACCGGGCGTGACCGGTTTGTTCTGCTGAACTCGCGGGCGATTCATGCAATCGAGTTTGCGAAGAAATACGCCGAACGCCGCCTGGCGGGCCAGGGCCGAATCAAAAACATGCCCTACGTTTTCCCGCCCAGCAAAAACTCAGAATACATCCGACAGACCTCGGATCTGCATAAGCAGTGGATACCGGTGATCACTGAGCTGGGGTTGCGACATCGACCGCCATACAACTGCCGCCACACGTATGCAACAATATGCCTAATGTCTGGAATTAACCCCGCATTCATCGCCCAGCAGCTTGGCCACAGTGTGCAGATGCTCCTATCGACTTATGCACGTTGGATCAACTCGTCGAGCGATTGGCAGGAGCTTGAAAAATTGCAAATTGGTCCGAAATTGGTCCCAAGCTCAAAAGACAACCTCTGA